TTCTGATGATATAAACGAGCAGAACGAAATAGCTAAAAATGCAGCCAAAAATATACTGTTCTTTACAAAACAAATAGAAGAAGGGGTAAGAGGCGCAGGTAAATCTCGTTCACAGAATCAAACTGCTGAAAAAGAGGCTTTAGAAAAAATAAATAAATTAGAAGAGAGAAAGGTTAAATTTGCTAATGACGTATTAGAATTACAACAAGAATCTGCTAAAATACGTAAAGAACTTGGAATAGGGGAAGAAGCAGAGGAAGAAATAAAACAAGATAGAAAAAGAGTAGAAGCAATTGAAACAAACTTCTCTTGGAGAGCTAAACTTTCTAACAACTGGTTTGCTAACCAAGTTAAAAATCAAATGAAATTAGCTACGACTGCTAAAAAGATGGATGAGGTCGAGCTTATAGATTACAGAAGTAAGTTGGAGAAGAAAGCCGACTTAGCTTTGGAACACGCAGAAAAACTAAAAGATTTTCAAGCTAAAGCAGAGCAAGTAGGAGGTTTAGCAAAAGGATTTATTGACGCAGAAGTACAGGCTGAAGAGGCTAAGACTGCTAAAATGAACAATCAACTCAAAGAAAGACTTGCTAACGAAAACTTATCTGCTGACGAAAGAAAAAAGATACAGGCTAAAATAGCTGCAAATGATATGATTTTGGCTAAGAAGAAAAACAAATTAGCAGAAAAGCAATTCAAAATAGATAAAGCATTGTCTATATCTACAACTTTGATAAATACATTTGAGAGTGCAGTAAAAGCATATAAATCGCAATTAACGGCAGACCCAACATCTCCTTTTAGAGCTATTCTTGCAGGAGCAAAGGCATCTGCGTTTGGTTTAGCTAAAGTAGCAATGATTGCCAAACAAAAGTTTGTGCCAACTGCAATATCAGCTCCTTCTGTTGGTGGAGATACAGGTGGCGGTGGAGGTATTGGTGGAGCAGCACCTCAACCACCTGCTTTTAATATAGTAGGTAGTAGTGGTGTAAATCAATTATCAGATGCTATTGCAGGACAAGGAGATAGACCTGTAAGAACATACGTAGTGGCTTCAGACGTATCTACTGCACAAGAATTAGATAGAAATATAATAGAATCAGCAAGTTTATAATTTAAAATAAAATAATATGAGAGTAATTGAATTAATAATTGACGAAGAGCAGGAGTTTTCAGGTATAGAAGCTATCTCGATAGTAGATAAACCTGCGATACAAGAAGATTTCATAGCATTGTCCAAACAAGACAAGGTACAACTTGCTGACGTAGATACAGACAAGAGAATCCTTATGGGTGCTGCCTTAATTCCTAACAAGAACATCTATCGCCAGGATAGTGAGGAAGAAGAAGGATATTATATCTACTTCTCTGAGGCGACAGTCAAAAAGGCTTCTGAATTATTCTTAATCGAAGGAAACCAAAACAAATCTACCTTAGAGCATCAAGCAGAGCTAAGTGGATTGTCAGTAGTTGAATCCTGGATAGTAGAAGATGAAGTCCACGACAAATCACGTAAATACGGCTTAAATATGCCTGTTGGAACGTGGATGGTATCTATGAAGGTAAACAACGAAGATGTTTGGCAAGACTACGTGAAAACAGGTGCAGTAAAAGGGTTTAGTATCGAAGGCTACTTCTCTGAGGCAATCAGTTTAAGCGTTTCTGAAGAGGTTGAATTGAAAAGCTTTAGCGATTATCCTGATAGTGTAAAGAACAACGCTAAGAGAGCCTTAAAATGGGCAGAAGAGAATGGTTGGGGTTCTTGTGGAACAGGAGTTGGTAAACAACGTGCCAATCAATTAGCGAATGGAGAAGCAATTAGTATGTCGACTATAAAACGTATGTATTCCTACCTAAGCAGACACGCACCTGATTTGGATTCAAGTAAGTCCTACGAGGATGGTTGCGGTAAACTTATGTACGATGCTTGGGGTGGTAAGTCAGCTTTAAGCTGGGCAAAAACAAGAATCTCACGAGAAGAGAATATGTCAGACTTAACCGAAGAGGAGGCACAATTTGTATTGTCTAAATTAGAAACTATTATTGCAAATAAGTTGAACGAACTAAAATCCTAACTATGAATCAGAACAAGAATAGAAAAGACAAGAACTTTATACCAAGCGATGCTTCTCCAAGAAGCGGAAGAGAAGGATGCCTATGTAAAAATGGCAAAACCTACTCAAGAAAGTGTTGTGATGGATCTGTCGGAGCGCAAGGTATCGGAAAGATATAGATGAAAATCTAACACTAAAGAAAATCAATATTACTTATTTATAAATCTAATAATAATTATTACTTATGGAAAGCAAAAAAGCAACATCTGTCCTTTCTGACATTATGCAAAAGCTATCCTCTATCGGTAAACCTGAAGAAGTAAAAGAAGAGGTGGTTGAACTATCTGAAGAAGTTACTGAAACAGAAGTTAAAGAAGAAGAAGTTGTCGAGGCAGCATCAACTGAAGTAACAGAAGAAGAGGTTGTCTTAGCTGAAGAAGATGAGGTAGCAGAAGAAATTGTAGAAGAAGAAGTAGTAGAAGAAGTCGAAGAAGAAGAGCTTGACGAAGAGAAGTATGTTTCAAGAGAAGAATTTGAAAATGCTATCGCTGACATCAAAGCAATGTTCATCGAAGTTTCTAACAGCTACGAAAAAGAGAAATTAGAAATGTCTGCTCAAATCGAGGACTTATCTAAAGCACCTGCATCAGAGCCTTTATCTCATAGCCCTGAAGCTGAATTATCAACTGAGAAAAAAGTATTGTTTAGTCAGAAAAGAAAAGGCAGTACTATGGATAGAGTTCTATCTAAAATGAATCGTAAATAATAAATTAACTTAAACTAAATATTTAAAAAATGGCTACAACAACATCAATCACTACTACTTATGCTGGAGAGTTTGCAGGAGATTATATCTCAGCAGCTCTTTTGAGTGGAGTAACAATCGACAACGGTGGAATCACTGTTAAACCTAATGTAAAATTCAAAGAAGTAATCAAGAAAGTTGCTACTGACGGAATCGTAAAAGACGGTACTTGCGACTTTGCTGACACTTCTACAATCACTTTGACTGAAAGAATCATCGAGCCAAAGACTTTCCAAGTAAACCTTGAATTGTGTAAGGCTGATTTCAGAAGCGACTGGGATGCTATCCAAATGGGATACTCTGCATTCGATAACCTTCCTGCTTCTTTCGCAGACTTCTTGATTTCTCACGCACAAGAAAAAGTAGCTCAAAAAATCGAGCAAAACATTTGGGGTGGTGCTGACGGAAACGAAGGAGAATTTGACGGTATCGTTGCTTTGGCAACTGCTGATTCTGACGTAGTAGACGTAGTTGGAACAACTATTACTGCTGCAAACGTAATTGATGAACTTGGAAAAGTAGTTGATGCTATCCCTGCTGCATTGTACGGAGCTGAAGACTTGAACTTGTACGTTGCTCAAAATGTATATCGTGCTTACGTTCGTGCTTTGGGTGGATTCGCTTCAGGAGGACAAGGTGCTAACGGTGTCGGAGGACAAGGAACTAACCAAGCTCTTGGAAACGTAATGTTTGACGGAGTAAATGTATTCGTTGCAAACGGATTGGCAAACAACTACATCGTAGCTGCTGAGAAGTCTAACTTGTTCTTTGGAACAGGATTGTTGAACGATACTAACGAAGTTAAAGTATTGGATATGGCAGATTTAGACGGAAGTCAAAATGTTCGTGTAATTCTCCGTTTTTCCGCTACTGTGCAGTACGGAATCGGTTCTGACATCGTACTTTACACACCTGCATAATTAACTGAATAACTAATTTACTAAAGGGGTGGGTTCTGCCTATCCCTTTTTTTATTAACCTAAAAAAAATATAATACTATGGCTTGTACATTTATAGATGATGGTAGACCATTAAATTGTAAAGACTCCGTTGGTGGATTGAAGAATGTTTACTTCATGAAATCTATAGAAAGCGAATGGACTCTTACAGAAGATGAAATCAGTACCTACACAGGTTCTGCTAGTGCTTACAAATACGAACTAAAAGGTAACTCTACCTTTGAACAAACTATCACTTCTTCAAGAGAGAACGGAACTGTTTTCTACGAACAAGTATTGAACTTGACTTTGCCTAAATTATCGGCAGTAGACAATAAAGCAATCAAACTACTTACTTGGGATAATCCTCAAGTTCTTGTAGAGGACTACAACGGAAACATCTTCTTGGTAGGATTGCAAAATGGAGCTGATGTTTCAGGAGGTACTATCGTAACAGGTGGTGCTATGGGGGATATGAGTGGATATACTCTTACTCTTACTGCTATGGAGAAGATTCCTGCTAACTTCCTTGATGACACTTTGGCTGCAGTTGGTATAACTGTTGTTGATTAATCAAATTACAGTTTAACACATCTAAAAGGGGCGACATTATGTTGCCTCTTTTTTATTGCAAACAAACCACTATTTCTATATTACTTAACTGTATGAAAATATTAACTACATCAGCAACACAGTCTATAAAGTTTATTCCAAGAGCATCAAACGCATCGGGTGTCATTTTAAGACTAACAAACAAAAACACAAGGGGTTCTTTTCTCGTTA